TTGCCTATGGTGTTCATGAAGTTTTAGTAGGTGAACAAGGTGTTGACCCCGACACCGACCAGTATTATCAATTGATCGACAACCGTATGCGGGAATTATTTCCCGGATACTTCGGCGGAAGCGACGGGCGCACAAATGAAGGATCGCTGGTCGTGGAAACTGCATCTCGCCGCAAGGCAAACCCCGTGGTTGCGCCAGCAGCAAGAAACAATGGTGCTACACCACGCAAAGTCACATTGACTTCGACTCAAGTAAGGCTCGCGAATCGCTTGGGAATAACGCCAGAAATGTATGCCAAACAGCTCATGAAGGAGAATGTCTGATGGCTGATGAACGCGCTCCACGGGAGCCAAGGGACCTTGAAAGTCGTGAAAACGAAACTAGAGCAACGCCTTGGGAACCTGCAAACTTACTTCCAGACCCTGACCCGCAGGATGGCTGGGCATTCCGATGGATACGAACAGCAATGATTGGTAGCTCTGACAACACGAATGTTTCTAAGAAATTTCGTGAAGGATGGGAGCCAGTTCGTGCCGAGGACCACCCGGAACTCCATATTATGAGTGATCATAAATCGGAATGGGGAGCGAAGGGCTGTATTGAAGTCGGTGGACTACTGCTCTGCAAGGCACCAGAGGAACAGGTGGAGAATAGGCGTGATTATTACAAGAGTCATGCTGAATCTCAGATGCAGGCCGTTGACAACAACTATATGCGTGAGAACGATCCTCGGATGCCTGTTCTTGCGCCAAATCGTAAAACTCGTGTGGCATTTGGGGGCGGAAGCCGCTAGATGTCCAAACTTAGGAATTAGGATACAATTATGTCTACTACAGCGACACCGTATGGTGCGAGGCCAATTGGTACGCTTAGTGCTTCCGGCTCATGGACGGGCAAGGTGAGGCATCTGCCTATCGGCAGTGGGTATGGCACCGCCATTTTTAACGGTGATTTTGTGAAGGTAGCGTCAGATGGTGAGATTGAGTTGGATAATGGCACCACCGCGCTAACAGCAGTAGGAATTTTTGTAGGGTGTTCCTATACGCCAAGCACAACAAATCAGAAGACGTTTAACACGCAGTGGCCTGCGTCTACAACGGCAACTGATGCGATGGCTTATGTTATAGATGACCCTTTTGTTTTAATGCAAATGCAGGCCGATGAAGCGATGAACACTACAGACCGTGGATATAACGCGGCTGTGGTTCAAACGGCTGGTAGCACTTCTATTGGTAAATCCAAGAATGCTTTGGATGGAGGTTCTCATGCCGCAACGAACACGCTTCCACTTCGGATCATCGACTTTGTTGATGGACCGAACAGCCTGCCTCCGAAAGGAACCACGGCGAGTGATGCCTATCCCGACGTTATCGTTAAGTTTAATGCGGCGTCGAGTGGATCAGCCTCCAATCATTCATATTTGAACGCCACTGGCGTGTAATAGGAGACTGATCAATGGCTATATCACGCGCACAACTTCTCAAGGAACTACTTCCGGGACTTAACGCGCTCTTTGGAATGGAGTATGCACGGTACGATGACGAGCATACCGAAATCTATGAGACGGAAAGTTCGGATCGGTCTTTTGAAGAAGAAGTGAAGCTCTCGGGCTTCGATGCGGCCCCGGTGAAGGATGAAGGGGACGCTATTTCTTATGACGCCGCACAGGAATCTTTCACGGCGCGGTACAACCATGAAACGATTGCGATGGGCTTCGCCATTACGGAAGAAGCTATCGAAGACAATCTTTATGATTCTTTGTCGGCTCGCTATACCAAAGCTTTGGCTCGCGCCATGGCCCACACCAAGCAGGTTAAGGCTGTTGTTCCGTTGAACAACGGATTTACCACGGCTTATTCAAGTGGTGATGGTGTAGCATTGTTTTCGGCTTCTCACCCACTTGTTTCGGGTGGAACGAATTCAAACACTCAATCTACAGCGGCAGATCTCAATGAGACTTCTCTTGAGGCCGCTGTAATTCAGATTGGTAAATGGACAGATGAGCGTGGTCTGATGATCGCTGCTCGTCCCCAGACACTCGTTATTCCGCCCGACTTGCAGTTTGTCGCGGCGAGGGTGATGCAATCTGAGCTTCGTCCCGGAACTGCGGACAACGACATCAACGCTGTGCGTTCGATGGGTGTTGTTCCGGGTGGGACAGTTGTGAATCACTATCTAACTGATACGGATGCGTGGTTCCTGCTTACCGATGTTCCAAATGGACTGAAGCACTTTAATCGTGTAGCACTTGAGACGGGCATGGACGGTGACTTTGATACCGGAAACGTGCGTTACAAGGCTCGCGAGCGGTACAGCTTTGGTGTCTCAGATCCATTAGGGATCTGGGGTTCACCCGGAGCGTAGTGAATAGGGGGTGGGGACGGTTCTATGTTTGGACTGTTCCCACCCTTTCTTTTTTTCCTGACTATCAAGAGATTGGTAGACACTAGCCACGACAGGAGAAAGTAATGGCTAACACAACTTTTTCAGGACCAGTCAGATCCGAAGACGGATTTGACGTAGTATCGAAGAACTCGACAACTGGTGCGATCTCAACGGAATTCAGCTTAGATGGATCGGGATTGCAGGTTACTCCGATCACATTGGGTGATGAAGACACCACTCTGACTGCTACCGCTAATGGTGGCAGGATTAATGTTGTTCCGGCGATTACTTCAAACCGGACACTTACCCTTCCGTCGCCTACGGCGGGGGTGTGGATGAGGATCATTTATGGCGGTGCGGCAGAAGAAGCGGAGAATCTGATTATTGATACTGGCTCCGATACCAATTACTACATCGGTGGCATCGTTCATTTGGATTCCAACGCAGACAATGTTTCTGTTTACGCTGATGGTAACTCAAACTCTATACTAACCCTGACAGATTTTGGTTTATTTGAAATCAATCTTCTGGCAAAAGATTCAACAAATTGGATCATCTGGGGTTATCAGGAAGGTGCGGATGTACCTGCCTTTTCCGATCAGTAAGAGATGATTAGTTAAACTGAGATAAGGCCACCCATCTAAGGGTGGGTGGTCATATCTCCTATTGTGAGCGGGACTAGGAGTCCTGTCCTCGCGGGGAGAATGAAATGCCAGATGCAGTAACATCCCAAACGATCCAAGATGGCGACCGAATCGCCGTTATGAAGTTCACCAACATCTCCGATGGCACAGGCGAAAGTGCCGTAAACAAGGTAGATGTTTCCGCCCTCCAGTCCGAATCCGGCACCGGAAAAGCCTGCGCTGGAGCTACAATCCAGCAGATATGGTATGACTGCTCCGGTATGACCGTAGATATTCTGTGGGATGCCACTAGTAATGCTCTCTGCTGGACCCTTAGCGGATATGGCTTCTACGATTTCCGACAGGCTGGACCCCTCACGAATAATGCTGGGTCGGGCAAGACGGGAGATATTTTATTCACCACTACGGGCCATTCAAGCGGCGACCGATATACCGTGATGGTGGCTCTGAGGAAGAGCTACTAATGGCTAAGAAAAAAGAGAGTAGTGTTCCTGAGTACAACGAGGTTGCCAAGAAAAAGGCAGAAGCTGATCACAACTGGGGATATTACAGTAGGCTCGCAGAAAACTATCCTGATCACGAAGAAGAGGTTGGGCATACAAGTCATATTGCTGATAAGTATCCCGACTGGAGAGCATTCTAATGCCATTTAAGAGTGAGAAGCAGAGACGGTATATGCATGCTAATGAGCCTAAGGTAGCGGATAGGTGGGAAAAATACGCAGATGGCGGCATGATTAAGAAGCTTGCTAAGAGTGTCAGGTTCAGGGATCTCCCCGGATTGAGAAGCGGTGGGGTTATTTCAACTGGATCTACCACACCTAGTGGTGTTGTAAATGCGAATAAGGCCGCCTGCAAAAAGTTCATGGATAACTAATGGCTACTTCAGGAACTGCGACATTCAACCTTGAGATCTCAGAGGTTATCGAAGAAGCGTTTGAGAGATGCGGCCTTCAGTCGAAGACGGGCTATGATATCGAAACGGCTCGTCGCTCTCTGAATCTAATGAGTCTTGAGTGGGCAAACCGTGGACTCAACTTCTGGTGCGTAGAGCAAGATACTGCCAGTACAGTTGCTGGTACTTCCAGCTATACGCTACCAGCGGATACGATTGATCTGATTCAATACTGGATTCGCGAAGGAACGGGTACATCACAGAATGATCAGCCCCTTTCAAGGTTCAGTGTATCCCAATACTCCACGATACCTAATAAGCTTACCCAAGGGCGTCCTGTAAATATCTATATTGATAAACAGGCTGCTGCTCCGGTCGCATATTTATGGCCGACACCAGACAAGGTATACACATTCGCTTATCAGAAGATAAGGAGAATCGAAG